TGTTAGTTTTACTAACAACGTAGATTCTAACTTTAATTTTTCCCACAAAAGAGTTAAAAGTGTAACTGGAGATGGCACGTTATACAACTATATTCCAACTAAAGTAGTTGTTGAAAATGATAGTTCTGCTGTTAGTGGAAGTATTACCTTAGATGATGCGACTGCAACATTGAGAGCTTCTTTCAAAGTTGCTGCAAGAACAGACTCTGGTACAGGAGCTGTTTATATCCAACAAGTTCAAATCACTGGGCAAGGTTAATGAAACTCATTAGAGAAGAAATCGAAAATGTAGAATTTATCGTTGAAAATCGCAACGGTAAAAAATCTATGTACATTGAAGGAGTTTTTCTTCAAGGAGATATCAAAAACCGTAATGGTAGAATGTATCCAATGGAGACACTTCGCAAAGAAGTTTCTCGTTATTCAGAAAACCATGTTCAGTCTGGTAGAGCATTAGGTGAACTAGGTCACCCTGAAGGTCCAACAGTAAATTTGGATCGTGTTTCTCATAAAATAGTTTCTCTTACAGAGAATGGTTCCAACTTTGTTGGAAAAGCAAAGATTTTAAACACCCCTATGGGAAAAATAGCATCTTCTCTTTTAGGTGAAGGTGTAAAACTAGGTGTATCTTCAAGAGGAGTTGGTTCTTTGAAGATGACAAGAGAGGGTGTTAATATAGTTGGTGAAGATTTCATGTTAGCAACTGCTGCTGATATCGTTGCCGATCCTTCTGCACCTGATGCATTTGTTTCAGGAATTATGGAAGGAAAAGATTGGGTTTGGGATGGTGGTATTCTTCGTGAGAAGTATGCTTCTAAAACATATAAAACAATCAATACGTTAGTTGATCAGAAGAAATTAGACGAGAATAAACTCGATCTATTCAACAACTTCTTATCAAACTTATAACTTTTCTAAATAAATACAGATCTTTAATACAGATAGAATCGGAGAGGATACCAAAATGTCTCGTGGAGATTTACAAGAAATGGAGCAATCCAAAACTGCTGTGAACGCAAACGCCAAATCTGGCGATCCTATGCCCAAATTAACTACAGGTGGTACACCACCAAATGTAGAAGATTTAGGTGGACCTACACCTGAGAACTATAGTCCTACTGATGATTCTGCTAAGTTGAAAACACCTGGCAAAACCCTTAAACAGGTTCATGATGTAGTCAACAAAGGTGCAAAAGCTGCAGACCCCATGAAAGGAATGAAAGAAGAAGAAGAACTTTCTCAAGAGGAAACTATTGAGGAGGAAGAAATTACTACTGAAGCAGTGGTAGAAGAGGAAGAGGTAACTGCAGAAGTTGATGTCGAAGAAGATGTCAATGCTCTCTTAGGTGGTGAAGAACTATCTGAAGAGTTTAAAGAAAAAGCAAAAACTATTTTTGAGGCTGCACTCAAGTCTAAGATTGCGGAAGTTAAAGAGTCAATCGAAGCAGAGTATGCTGAGAAACTGAAAGAAGAAGTTTCTGAAGCCAAAGAAGAACTCTCAGAGAGAGTTGATTCTTATCTAGAGTATGTGTCCGAAGAATGGTTTAACGAGAATGAACTAGCCATTGAACACGGACTCAAAACAGAATTGACCGAATCATTCCTATCTGGAATGAAGGGTCTTTTTGAAGATCATTATGTACACATTCCTGAAGATAAATATGATGTCCTAGAGACGATGGTAGAAAAACTTGATGAAATGGAAACCAAGCTCAATGAGCAAATCGAGAAGAACGTTGGTTTAAACAGCAGACTCGCTGAGTCAGTTGCCGATGGTATTCTTGATAACGTTTCTGAGGGTCTAGCGGCCACACAGAAAGAAAAGCTCACCTCACTTTCCGAAAGTGTAGAGTTTGAAAGTGAAGACCAATATCGTGAAAAACTGGAGATGCTTAAGGAATCTTATTTCCCATCTGGCAAATCTTCAGCAAATGCTAAGAAAGAAAGTCTCTCTGAAGGAGTTGACACTGCACCAGTAACTCATTCTGGTTCAATGGCAAACTATCTCAAGACACTATCTGCAGTAGCAAAAAACTGATTTAACAATTAACAAACTCACATTTAAAAGTAATGTTCCATTCAGAATCATTGCAAGAAAAGTGGGCTCCTCTACTAGATTATGAGGGTATCGAGAAAATCTCAGATCCTCATCGTAGAAGTGTAACCGCAGTTCTTCTAGAAAACCAAGAAAAGTTTTTAAGAGATGAAGCTGCCTTCTCAGAAGGAAGTTTAAATCTAAACGAAGCCGTTCCAACAAACCATGCAAACGCAGCAGGTGCGTCAGGTGGATTTGGTGCATCAGCATCTGCTCCACAGGCTGGTTTCGATCCCGTTCTAATTTCACTAATTAGACGTTCAATGCCAAACTTGGTCGCATACGACCTTGCTGGTGTTCAACCAATGACAGGTCCAACAGGACTTATCTTCGCAATGCGCTCCAAGTACAAGCACATGGGTGCTGATGGAGTTGAAGCATTCTACAACGAAGCAGAGACCCAGTTCTCTGGTCAGAATAGTGGTAACAGTCTAGCTAATGGCTTTGAAGAAGCTTCTGCTGGTATTGGTACTACTGGACAAGCTGGTACTAACCCTGCAGTTCTCAACCCAGTTGGATCTGCTACTTCTACCGCATATAATGTCGGTGAAGGTATGGTTACTGGAGATTCTGAGAATCTCGGAAGTGGTGCTGGTAATCACTTCAACCAGATGGCATTCTCAATTGAGAAGGTCACTGTTACTGCTAAGTCAAGAGCCCTCAAGGCAGAGTACAGTTTAGAACTTGCTCAAGACCTTAAGGCAATCCACGGTCTAAACGCAGAAGCAGAACTTGCTAACATCTTAAGTACTGAAATACTTGCTGAAATTAACAGAGAAGTTATCCGTACTATCTACAAGACTGCAGAGCAAGGTGCTGTTGAGAACGTTGCAACTGGTGGTATCTTCGACCTAGACATCGACTCAAACGGAAGATGGTCAGTTGAGAAGTTCAAAGGACTTCTATTCCAGATTGAAAGAGATGCAAACCGCATCGCACAAAGAACTCGTCGCGGAAAGGGTAATACTATCCTTTGTTCTGCAGACGTTGCTTCTGCTCTAACAATGGCTGGTGTACTTGACTACACTCCTGCACTTAATGCTAACCTCAATGTTGATGATGCTGGCAACACATTTGCTGGTACTATCCAAGGTAAGTACAGAGTATACATCGATCCTTATTCTGCTAACTTAGCTGCTAACAACAGTGGTCTTGCTCAAGGAAGCAACCAGTACTATGTTGTTGGTTATAAGGGTTCATCTCCTTATGATGCAGGTCTGTTCTATTGCCCATACGTTCCACTACAGATGGTTCGTGCAGTTGGTCAGGAAACCTTCCAACCAAAAATCGGATTTAAGACAAGATATGGTCTTGTTGCAAACCCATTTGCAGAAGGAACAAACGCAGGTCTTGGTAGACTTAACTCCAACTCTAACCGTTACTACAGAAGAGTTGCTATTAAGAACCTTATGTAATATAAATATCTCGGTTCGAGATGGATCAAAAAGACTCTCCTTCGGGAGGGTCTTTTTTTATATAAATATTATTTGCCCCGACATAATACAATGATTAATGAAGGACAAAAAAGCAGCAAAAAAAATTATTAAGAGAGCAAAGAAACATCCTGATTGGTACACTCCAGAAGAAGTAAAATATGCAAAACAAGTTGTATGGAAAATCAAGCAAGAAGAAAAGGAAAAGAATAAATAGCTAAAAAACTATAATGACATTTTCAAACGGACTAAAAAGTCAGATAGGAAATAGGAATTTTTTAAGTCCTGTTGGATTTAGATTTATTTTAAATAGAACTCCAAAGGTTGCGTTTTTTTCCAACCAAGCATTGATACCAGGATTTAGTTTAGGAACTGCCATTCAACCATCATATTTAAAAGATATTGATAGACCTGGTGACAAATTAACTTTTAATGATTTTTCTCTTAGATTTTTAGTTGATGAAGATCTAGAAAATTACAATGAAATACAAAAGTGGATGCGTGGTTTAGGATTTCCAGAAAGTTTGACTGAAATATATAAGTTTCAAAAAAGTAATAAAACTGCACCATCAGATAGCAAAACATTAGATCTGTATTCTGATGGCACATTAAATGTTCTGACAAGCAATCAGGTTCCTAATTTTAAAGTAAAGTTTAAAGATTTATTTCCAGTAAGTATATCTGATTTAACTTTTGATGCAACTGATACTGACATAGACTACTTGACAGCAGAGGTAACTTTTAAGTATACTATATACAACCTAGTTGATTTGAATGATAATCCTTTATGAGTATTGACTTAGATAAAATTCAAGAGATGTGGGAAGAGGATGCGAAGATAGACAGAGATAATCTACATGAAGAATCACTAAACATTCCCTCTCTTCATGCAAAGTATTTTCAATTATATAATAAAATTTATTTGTTAAGAAAGCAAGCAGACCAGAAAAGAAAGAACATCCGTCATGAACGGTATGAGTATTTTAGTGGAAAAGCAGATCCAGATGTTTATGTAGAAAATCCTTTTCCAAAGAAGATAAGGGAAAAAGATACGATGCAAAAGTATCTTGATGCTGATGAAAAATTATCAAACGCATCATTGAAAATAGATTATTATGATACTATGCTTTCATATCTAGAAAGCATTCTTAAGGTGATACAGAACAGAACGTTTCAGATTAAAAATGCAATTGAGTTTATGAGATTTAATTCTGGATTGGGTTGACAAAGGTTGCTAAATATTAACAGATGAATAATGTGATGTGATTGATCGATCTGCTAATCTCGTTATTTCTAAGTTAAATGAAGTGCATCTTAAGATAGACACGGAACCTCATATTGAATATGAGTTAAGAGATCACTTCACCTTCCAAGTAGAGAGTGCAAAGTTCATGCCTCAATACAGGAGTAGAAATTGGAACGGAGAAATACATTTATTTGATTTAAGATCAAAGAAAATATATATTGGATTGTTGGATAGAATTATTGCTTTCTGTACTACTCGTGATTACAGTTATAAATTTTTAGATAATGAATATTACGGAACTCCCTTTGAAGTAAATGAAGATATATCATATGAGGGTGTAAAAGATTATTTAAATTATATTTCACACATCAAAGCTCGTGATTATCAAATTGAGGGAGTATGCGATTCTTTAAAATATAACAGAAAATTATTGCTATCACCCACTGCCTCTGGAAAATCTTTGATGATTTATTCTCTTGCAAGGTATTATGCAGAAAAAGATAAAAAAATTCTCTTAATTGTTCCAACGACATCTCTTGTAGAGCAGATGTATAAGGATTTTCAAGATTATGGTTGGGATTCTGATTCATATTGTCACAAGATATATGCAGGAAAAGATAAGTTTGATAAACGTCCAGTTACTATAAGTACATGGCAATCTATCTACAACTTAGATAGATCATTCTATGAACCGTATGATGTTGTTTTAGCAGACGAAGCACATCAGTATAAGAGTAAGTCATTTATAAGTATAATGACAAAATTACATCACGCCAAGTATAGGTTTGGATTTACAGGAACTCTTGATGGATCAGAAACACACAAGTGGGTTTTAGAAGGATTGTTCGGTCCTATTTACAAGATTACAAATACAAAGGATTTGCAGGATGCAGGACATTTATCTAAGTTAGATATTAACTGTTTGATACTAAAACACCCTCCACAAAAATTTAACATATATGAGGATGAAATCCAATACCTTATAACTCACAACCAAAGAAA